TTTGGATGAAGTTGAAACACATTTATCTCGTTTACAACAATTCAAACTGGACTTCTTTAATAAGCATGGTGAACGACTTGAAGATAACAAGTTTAGAATACCACGATCTAAAGTAGAAGAGTTTGATGAAGGGATGCGAGAACTATTATATGAAGATTTGGATATAAAACCTATTGAAATACCATTGAGTCTTTTAATTGATACAGACCTGAAACTGACCATTCTTGAAATAGACTCTTTAAAAAATGCTGGATTTCTAATAGATGATATAAATAATAAAGAATAGTATATAGAACAGTTTATTGTCTGACAGGTTACACATACTTGGTTGAAGGGTCATTTCCTACCTTTATACCCTTCAATACAGGATAAACTATCAAAAGGTACACAATACGGAGTTTACAGATATGAAGTTTTATGGTGTAGATATGCAAGGTAAGTTCAAGAATCAAGAACTTGAAGAATTACCTACTTTTAATCCTGTTACTGATGAAAGAAGATTAGTTTATTTGGATGATGGATCACTATGGTACGGAAGTACTGATAGATGGATTCTTATAGGTGGAGGAAATACCTTTGAAGTTGAACAGGAAGATCATGGTTTTGATGCTCTTGATGCCATTAGACATAATGGTAGTGAATGGGTATTAGGTATTGCTAATGATTCTGAGAAGTTAGCAACACATTTAGTTGTAGATGTATTGGATGCGGATAGATTCCGTGCTTCTATGACTGGTAGACATAAAATAGCTTCCCATGGTTTAACTATAGGAAAGTACTATTTTGTATCCGATACACTTTCAGGTGGTTTGATTGATTCAACACAGGAAATATATAGTAATCCTCTTATATATGTAGAAACAGAAGATTATATTCATGTTCTTCCATATCGTCCACATACTTATTTTACAGTTGAGTCAGGTGACAATACTATTGTAATTCCTGTATCTGGTGGTGGTGGAGGCGGTGGTACACCTATTGATACTGATACTTTTGTATGGAGGGATGGTTCAAGAGCTTGGCTTGGTCCGTCAAACTTCAGTATGGGTGGTAGTTGGAAAATTACCAATCTTGCCGCAGGAACATCAAATACTGATGCAGTAAGAGTTGATCAGTTAGGAGATTCGGGTTTACATAGACACAAATACTTGTATAACAGTACACTTACAACCGCAGTAGTAGATGCAGCAACTGATGCTAATTATGTTGATTTTACAAAGAGTGTTAGAGTAGATAGGGGTAGTGGGGCTAATGGTATAATATCAGCTAATGGTATAGATAGTTATTTGTATTTAAATACCAATTCATCAAACGATTTTCGTATATTTAATGATGGTCCATATACATATTTTCAAACTTATAGTGCCGGTGCTTGGGCCAATCCAATGTATATTCAAAATACAAGTCCATATACTATTACTCTTAGAGGCCAACAAATAATAAACATGGGTGCTGGAACAGGGTCTTTACATGCTGTAAATCTTAGTCAGTTAAATGCTTGGATTGAAAGTAGGTCTTCTCTATCACAAACAACATGGGTAGGGAGTCCGCCAACATATACAGCTACAGCTACATTTTATTGTGTAAAGTTTAAAGGGGGAAATTGTGTAATACATGGTTGGATTGGTATAAAAAGTGGTGTAGCGTTTTATAGTCAGACTATACCAAACTTTGGACAAACAACTTTATATACAGTTGTTGGTCAGACAGGTACATCAGGACTCAATCCACTTATTGATTATAGTCCCAAAATATCTATAGCTTCCGCTACAGCATTAACAGTAGGTAATTCTGCTGGTGGATCAACAGCAGCAATAGGAACATATATAGTTATATGGGGAAAATGGAATTAATAAGGTAATAAGGAGTTAATAATGGAAAAATACTTTGGAAGAATAGATAATAAGAATGTTCTTGTTCAGATAGGATTTGTTGAGAATCCTACAGGTTCAACATCAGATATTGTGATGCTTAATGGAACTATTGATATAACAAAAGATATATATGATAAGTTTTATAGAGACCCATCAAAAGAAGATTCTTATAAGTTTGAGTGGAAAAATGGTAAATGGGTAGAGACTTTGATTAAGGGTCCTACTTCAGAAGAGCTATTGGAAAAAGAGAAGAAAGAGAAGAAAGAGAATGATATCATAAATCTCAATTTTCAAAGAGAAGAAGAAAAGAAAACTGGTTTTGAGTATATGGGGTATACCTTTGACTCAGACCCTATATCCTTACAGAATATAAATGGTGCTGTTACAAGAGCACTGGTTGCTAAGGATGAAGGTGATGTCAATTATACAGAATATTGGATTACAAAAGATAATCAGGTTGTAGCACTTGATATAAACAGTGTTATAGGTCTTGGGAAAGTGGCAACTACATTTATTTCAAGTATATACGGCAAATATAGACAAATGAAAGATGAACTCTAATATTAATAGAGTCAAGAGAGATTAAATTATGGCATTTTGGGATAGTTGGTTTAAACCTAAACAAGAAGATGTATTAACGGAAGCTATTGGTTCCTTTAAGAACAAAGGTGAAGGTAATCTGACTGATAAACAGATTAAGAATACCAGAGGTGAAGGATACTCATATGATGAGTTTTATGCTGTTATGGGTTACGGCAAAGAATCAATGCAATCCTTTAACACATTTCATAGTACCTATATTGATAATATATTTGCCAATCAAATAGCAAGATTGAACTATTACCGAATGATGGCCGAAATGCCTGAAATAGCGTCTGTTATAGAAGATATTGTTGTTGAATCCACACAAGAGAATCAATGGGGTCAGGTAGTTGAGATAGATATTCTTGATCCTGAAATAACAAAGAATGAGAATATAGTAAACAATATTACTGATGAGTTTGATTCTTTATTCTTTAAGAAGATGAGTATTAATAATATAATATTTGACTTTATCAGGTCTTACTTTGTTGATGGTAAGTTATATCTTGAAAAGGTTACAAATGCAAGTAAACCAAGTGTGGGAATAATAGGACTGAAAAAACTACCTTGTGAAACAATGGACTCTTTTGTAGACCCTAAAACAGGGAGAATTACAGGATATGTTCAATATTTAAACCTTCAGGGTAAGAGAGTTCAATCAAGAGAGGAAGCAGAGAAAGAGAAGAACTGTGTTATATTTGAACCAGAACAGATCATATATCTTGATTATGGTATATATGGTAGAACAAAGAAAGAAGTAATAGGTTACCTTGAGAAAGCAAAACAACCTTTTAATCAATTGAAATTATTGGAAACTTCTGTAGTTATATATAGACTTGTAAGGGCACCAGAAAGACTTGTATTTAAAATTGACACTGGTTCAATGCCTCTTGATAAGTCTATGAAGTTTGTAGAAAAGATTAGACAGAAGATGACTCAAAGGGTTGGGTATAATAAAACAACTGGAAAATTAGAAAACCAACCGGATGTTATATCAATGCTAGACAACTATTTTCTTCCGCAGTGTATTTCATTAAACACTGAAATAAGTTGTCTTGACGGAGATAAGACCCTTCAACAGATGATTGATGACTATAACAATGGAATAAAGAATGAAGTTTTATCTGTAGATCAGAAGACAGGTGAACTCATTCATGGTGAAGTGGAATGGGCGGGTATTACAAGAAGAGATGCTGAACTTGTTAGGGTTCATCTTGATAATGGTAAACATGTAGATGTTACACCTGATCATAAGTTTGTAATGAGGGATGGTACTGAAGTAGAAGCTCAACAACTTGTATCTGGATCATCATTGATGCCTTATTATACCAGAGAAAAAGAGATTTCTTATAATTCAAATACTTATAAGCAAGTTTATGATTTAAAAGATGGTAAGTGGAAGTTTGTACATAGAATTGTATACGGCACAAGTAGTGGAGTTATTCATCATAAAGATTTTAATAGATATAACAATATGAAGGATAATCTCACAGAGATGGACACTTATGGGGAGTTTAAAAATAATGTTATAGTTAACCACAAGGTTGTATCAGTTGAAATTCTTCCATTTAGAGAGGATACTGGATGTCTTACTATAAAAGATGCTGGAAACAATCATAACTTTCCTTTGACAATAGGTGTATTTGTAAAGAACTCTGCTGATGGTAGAGGATCGGATGTTTCTTCTGTTGGTGGTAATGCCTCTGGTTTTAAAGAACTTGATGATATTTACTATTTTGCAAGAAAGTTATATATGGCTCTCAAATACCCTATGTCTCGTATTATGAATATACAAGAAGGTAGAAATGCTGATAATGTATGGTTTCAAGGACAAACAGGACAAATTTCCAGAGATGAGATTAGATGGTCTAAGTTTTTGGAAAGACATCAAAATAAGTTTGAACAAGCATTTCTTGATTTATTCTTACTACATTTAGAATTTAAAGGGTTAAAAGCAGAATATGAGTTAGATAGAACCAAAATCAATATTCTTATGGTTCCACCTAACAACTATAAACAACAGATGGCTCAGTTGTTACTTGATACTCAATTAGCTAACTATTCAAGTCTTAGAGGCCATGAAGAGTTTTCAAAGTATTTCTTAATGAAAGAGTATCTTAATTGGGATGATGATATGATTAAGGCAAACTCTGATGGATTCAAGAAAGATGATGAGTTATTTCCTAAAAGTGAGTTTTAGGAAAGAAATATATAAATAACATACAGATAGAATACAAACGGAATAAGGAGGAATATGTATGGATAAGGAAAAGATTGTGCAGGCGTTTGATAAATTTGAAAAGGAGAAGTACTCCGATTCAGAAGACATATTGAGAACAGAGATTCGTCAAGCGGTAAATGATCATTTGAAAGACAAGTTAGGTTTAAAGAATGATCCTATAGTAAAACCGAAAAACGAAGAGTAGTCCTTGGATGGGCTTGTAGGAGAAAAGAATGGCATTATTAATTACGGAACAGAGTAATCAAGTAGAACTTTGGGAATCAAAAGCCAAAGAGTCTTATATTGTTGGTATCTTTGCCACTCATGGTATTAAGAACGCTAACGGCAGAGTTTATGAAGAAAAGATTCTGAAAAGAGAAACCGACAAGTTCATGAATGAAAAGGTTCAGAACAAGGTGGCCTGGGGGGAATTAGGCCATCCGAGCAGCTCGGAAATTAATTTAGCTAATGTAGCAATTATTACAGACTCTCTTGAATGGAGAAGTAATGATTTATATGGTAAAGCAAAAGTTCTTGATACACCAATGGGTAATATAGTAAAAGCTTTGATGAAAGACGGTAAAGTTGGTATTTCTTCAAGAGGTTTAGGTACTGTAAATGAGAAAGGATTTGTTAATAACGATTTTACTTTACTCTGTTTTGATATAGTAGCTGATGCATCTAACCCCGGAAGTCGTTTTATGAATGGTATATTGGAAGGTAAAACTTTTGAATTACCTTCTGAGAAGATGACAGTTAAAGAAGCTCAGGACACATATATAAAATATCAGATTGATCAGATTAAGAAAATGATGAGAGAGATATAATAAGAGAAGTAATTTTTTCTCTTATTATATATACAAAATAATTCAATAATTTTATTTTGTATATATATCAATAAATAAATATAGATAATTAAAGGTTAAAGGTAGTAGTCGCCATAGGAATGACTACATAATAGGAGGTCTACCACATGGATAAGATTTTTGAGATGCTTGGAATTGAGAAATTAGATGAATCCAAGCAAACAGATTTGAAAAAGGCTTTACAGACCGTTGTCGAGACTAAGGCTTCTGAACTCGCTGACGGAAGAGTTAAAGGTCTTTTGGAAGAGAAGGAAGTTGCTTTAAAAGAAGAGTATGAAAAGAAATTTGATGAGTACAAAGATGATATTACTACAAAGTTTTCAAACTTTGTAGATTCAGTACTTGATGAAGAGATGATCATACCTGAGAACATAAAGAAGTTCGCGCATCTTGGGGAAGTATACGAAGAACTCATTGAACAGTTTAAAGTTCGTTTGGCTATTGATGAGGGTATGATTTCTGAAGAAGTAAAGACTATGCTTAGAGAAGCAAAAGAAGAGATTGAAACACTTCGTGGAAAAGTTGATGAAATGAAGGGTCATACTCTTGAACTTGAGAAAGATGCTTCCAAGATGGCTGCCCATATCTACACTCGTAGAAAATGTGACGGTCTTACTGAAGCTCAGAAAAAACATGTAATCAATCTTCTTGACGGTGTTATCGTAAAAGAAGAGATTGATAGAAAGTTTGATATCATTATTGAATCCCTTAACATCAAACTTGATGAAGAGGAAGAAGTAAAGAAAGAAGAGAAAGAAGAAGTAAAAGAAGAAGGCAAAATAATGGAAATGGAGTGCCCCGAATGTGGTGTTAAAGCTACTGTAAAAGAAGGTGACGATGTTACCTGTAAAGAATGTGGCGCTACTATGAAAGTAGTAAAAGAACAGGACGGCAAGGGCAACGCTGAAGTAAAAGAAGAAGAGAAAGTGGATGAATCAAAAACTACCCCTTTTGAATCATGGAATCAGCTTTGGGTAAATATGATTAGAGGAAACTAATCAATTACTTTAGGTTAAATATGGTTAGAGAATACTAACCATTTAAAAGGAGAAATAAGAAATGGAACAATTCAATGTAAAAGAGTTGGTTAATAAGTGGGCACCTATTCTTAAAGAAGGGTCTGCTCTTAGAAGTAGCTATGTGGAAAAGTCCACAGCTATCATGTTAGAGAATCAGTTTAAGTATCTTCAGGAAGCAAGTGGTGGTAGACTTAATGAAGCCACTGTTTGGACTGATGGTGCTGTAAACTTTAACGCACTTGGTGTTCAGGGTAATGACGCTGATTTTTATAAAATCGCAATCCCGATGGTTCGTAGAACCTTCCCTGAGCTTATCGCACACGATCTCGTTGGTGTTCAGCCTTTGAACGCTCCTGTTGGTCTTGCATTCGCTCTTCGTTATAGAGCAGATCAGGGTGGAACTGGTGCTGATGGGTTTGGAGCTGACAAGGAAGTTGGTTACAACTATGTTGATCCGAGATACTCCGGTAACTCTGCATCAACTACCGCATCTCCATCTGGTATGGATAGAGCAACTGGTGAAGCACTTGGTTCTCAGGCAGGTACTGGTGTAGGAAATGACATCGGTCTTGGAATCGGAACCGGTAATCATATTAAAGAACTCAGCATGACCATTGACAAAGCACAGGTTGAAGCAAAGACCCGTAAATTGAGAAGTCGTTGGTCTCTTGAAATCGCACAGGACTTGAAGTACATGCATGGTCTCAATATTGAAGAGGAAATGCTTGATGTTCTTTCCTACGAAATCACCGCTGAAATTGACCGTGAGCTTATTGCTGTAATCCGTAAGGTAGCAGCTTCTAATGCAAACTCACAGACTGTTGATTACTTGACTCTTGATGGTCGTTGGGAAGCTGAGAAGTATCGTAACCTTTACAATCTTCTCATCAGAAAGAGTAACACTATCGCAATCACCACTCGTAGAGGGGCTGGTAATTGGGTAGTTGCTGATCCTAATGCAAGTGCTGCTCTTGAAGCACTCTCTGCATTCACCGTTGCACCTGTTAATAGTGATGTTACTACCACTGTTCAAGGTGTATCTAAGATCGGTTCTCTTGATGGTCGTTTGATGGTTTATCGTGATACTTTCTGGTATACTAATCAACTTTTGGTTGGTTATAAGGGAAGTTCTCCTTATGATACCGGTATCGTATATCTTCCTTACATCCAGTTGTTGGTAAGTAAGGCAACCTTTGAGAACTCCTTCAATCCGACTGTTGGATTGATGAGTAGATACGCAATCCATGAACATATGTTTGGTGCGTCCAATTACTATGTAAAGATTGATATCTCAAATCTCAATGTACAGGCAAACCATCTCGCATAATCCGTAAGGATTAGTTATATAATCAAAGGGTGTGTACAACTCGTATACACCCTTTTTTATTGCCTTGTTGACTTATTAAAATTTTTATGATATCATATTTCTATGATTAAATTAACAATAGACCAGTTTATACAGAAAGCCAGAGAAGTACATAGAGACAAGTATGACTATTCTTTGGTAGAGTATGAGAACAATACTACTAAAGTAAAGATCATTTGTCCTATACATGGTATTTTTGAACAGATACCAGATAAACATATAAGAGGGGTTGGGTGTCATAGATGTGGTTGTAGAAATAATCAAAAACTAAACACTAAGGATATTATACAGAAAGCCAGAGAAGTACATGGTGATAAGTATGATTACTCCTTGGTAGAGTATAGGAACTGTAAGACTAAGATAAAAATCATTTGTCCTACACATGGGGTTTTTGAACAGTATGCATATATACATCTGAGAGGACATGGTTGTTTACAATGTAAGGGGAAAAAGATATCCAATACAAAAAAGAGTCTTGGGAAGACTACTGAACAATTTATTGAAGAAGCTAAATCTGTTCATGGTGATAAATATGATTATTCATCTACTACATATAACAGAGCTCATGATAGGATAAAAATCATTTGTCCTATACATGGAGTTTTTGAACAGAGTCCTACAAATCATTTACAACCTAATGGTTGTCCTAAATGTGCTTGTGCTGTCTCCAGACAAGAAACAGAACTACAAGAGTGGATATCATCTATTATTGACATAGAGGTTAGAAACAGATCAATAATATCTCCTTATGAACTGGATGTAGTTATACCCTCCAAGAAGATAGCTATAGAGTATAATGGTTTATACTGGCACTCTGAACAACAAGGTAAATGTAGAAACTATCATCTTCTTAAACATCAACTCTGTGAAGAAGCAGGTTATAGACTGATTCAGATATGGGAGAATGAGTGGGAAGAAAAGAAGGATATAGTTAAATCCATTATTCTATCTGCTATTGGAATATATGAAAGGAAGATAGGTGCAAGACAATGTAAGGTGGAGGATATAGATATAACAACAGCAAGACAGTTCTATGATGATAACCATATACAAGGATTCAAAGGAGGTAAACATAAGGGTTTATTCTATAAAGGGAAACTTGTATCAATGATGACGATATATAATAATATTTTAGAACGATTTGTAAGTAAATGTGGGTATAGAATAATAGGTGCATTTAGTAAGTTATTGAAATCCTTTAATATAAATAAATCAATAGTAACTTTTTCTGATTTGCGGTATTTTACTGGTGATGTTTATAGAAAGAATGGATTTACCTTTCTCTATAATAGTGATCCTAACTATTTCTACTTTAATACCGATAGACAACTACATAGTAGAGTATCATTTCAAAAACATAAGTTAAAAGATAAACTGGAGGTCTTTGATCCTAACCTTACCGAATATCAAAACATGTTGAATAATGGTTATCATAGGATATGGGACTGTGGAAACGCTAAGTTTGTAATGGAAAGTTATGATTAAATTAACAATAGACCAGTTTATACAGAAAGCCAGAGAAGTACATGGTGATAAGTATAATTACTCCTTGATAGAGTATGAGAACAATACTACCAAGGTGAAGATCATCTGTCCTATACATGGAGTGTTTAAAATAGCACCAGCTAAACATATGAGAGGACAGGGATGTAAACAATGTGGATATATTTCAACAAAGAACAAACAACGATTTACTACAGACCAGTTCATACAGAAAGCTAAAGAAGTACATGGAGATAGATATGATTATTCCTTGGTAGAGTATAAAAATAAAGAAACTAAGGTAAAGATCATCTGTCCTGTTCATGGCGTCTTTGAACAAATACCTAATAATCATATTAGGGGAGAAGGTTGTAATCAATGTGGAAATATATTAGCTTCAGAAAAAAATAAGAGAGATAGATCATCTATAATAGAACAAGCACGACAAGTACATGGTGATAAGTATGACTATACATTTATTGAGTTTGATAAGATAAATGATAAGGTTACTATTATATGTTCTATACATGGTACGTTTGAACAAAAACTCTCTAATCATATTCATTTGAAACATGGATGTCCTAAATGTGCTTCTATGATATCCAAACAGGAAACAGAGTTTCAGAACTGGTTATCTGGTTACATAGATATAGAAACTAATAGTAGATCAATAATACCTCCTTATGAATTAGATGTAGTAATACCATCAAAAAAGATAGCTATAGAGTATAATGGTTTATACTGGCATAGCGAATCTGCAGGTAAGAATAAAAGTTATCATCTTCTTAAATATCAACTCTGTAAAGAAGCAGGTTTCAGGTTGATACAGATATGGGAAAATGAGTGGACACAGAAGAA